AGATCCTGCAGGTGCACCGGGGTCTGCCACTCCATGACGCGGTGGCACCAGTTGGGATGGCCGCAGATGAACTCGGTGGTGGTCTTTTTGGTGGCCACGCGGGTGGCGTTCTCAAAATCCATGTTGTTGGACTCGTACACCGCAAAGCCCGCGATCTGGCCTACCGCGCCGGTCTGCACCAGCTGCTGGGACAAATCGCCCTGCTTGATGAAGCGGTCGTCCTGCATGAGGATCTCCAGATACTCGGGGCTGACGATCATCCAGCGGCCAGCCTGCGGCACGCCGTTGCGGCTCAGGGTGCGCTTTGCGGCCAGAGCTTCCTTGTAGGCGGTGGAAGCGGTGCAGGCGGTCTTGGTGGCGCTGATGTTGGCACCCGCTGCGCCCTGCAGCGCCTCGATGGACTTCTTGTCGATGGACAGAGCCATGGAGTAGCCTGCGCTGTCCAGACGCTCGGCGGTGATGCCGTCGGGCACGGACGCAGCGTCGAAGCCGTCGATGATCTCGTTCACGGCCTCGTCGTTGTCGATGTCCAGATCCAGATAGGTGGTGGTGCCGGCATCGGCATCCACGCCGTTGGCCTTGTCGTAGGCCTTGACAGCCACCTCAGTGTCGCGGACAGGGATCTTGACCTTACCGGCCTTGGGGCTGCCTTCGTAGCGGTTGTTGAAGATGGTATTGTCGCGGGTGACCAGAGTCGCACGCAGCTTTGCATCTACCAGAGCGGAATAACGCTCCTGACTTGCATGTGCCATAGGGATCTCCTTTCGTTGTTACAGGTTCAGTTCAGGGTTCAGTGATTTGAAAGCGGCTTCCACACCATCGCTCTCGTTGGCGGGCGGTGCACCGTGCTCGGCTCCGGTGGAGACCACGGCCACACCGGCTGCGCCGTCCTCACCAAAGGCCCACGGGTTTGCCTTGGCGGCTTCGTCCAGTGCCTTGGCAATGTCGGTGCTGCGGTCGGCAGAGCCTTTCAGGGCATCCAGATCCAGCAAAGCACGCACCGCCTTGACGCTGCGGCCCTTCCTGCCCATGATGGCGGCATTCAGGGCATTATCAAAGGCAAAGCCCTCGGCCTGCGCCTTCATGTCGGCTTTCAGTTTGGTCAGCTCGGCTTCGTACTCCTCCGGCTTTTTCTTGCCGTCAAAGGCTTTCAGGCCGTCCTGTGCGGTCTTGAGCTGGGCGTTGGCGTTGTCCAGCTGGGCCTGCAGGGCGGTGGCGGCAGACTTCTCCCGGTTGATGTCTGCGCCGTTCTCCTGCAAGATCCAGTTCAGCTGTTCGTCGGTGATGCCGGGGATCTTGTTCTTCACGTCTTCACGCTTCATGGTGGAAACTCCTTTCGTGTGTGAGACCTCAGTTTTTTACACTGTTCTCTGTCAGTTATCCGGTCTTGGGCGGGATACGCGCCGCCCGCCGCATGGTGCCGGTTTTGTCCTCACGCGGGCAAAACGGGCATAAAAAAGCACGGTGCAAAACTGCATCGTGCTTGATAGTAACTAAGATCAGGTGCTTTAGTCAGTGTGCCGTTTTTTCTCGTCATCTACGAGCTGTTTTATCGCCTTTTGGAACTCGCGGCGTTCAACAACGGCTTGAATGAGGGCAATTCCGCAGAGAATGAGGTACAGCAGCAGAAGAGCCAAATTGAGCAGAAGAAAGACTGTTTTTACGATCAGATAAGTTTCAAGCATATACTTCTCCTGAAAAATTGGCAAAAGAAAACCACCGTCCGGGTGGATGGTGGTTAATCCTTATTGGCAAGAGCTTTGAGGTATTCCCCATACAGACGCTTTTGCTCTGCGCGCTCGGCATCAATTTCGGGAGTAGAAATAACCCCTCTGCCGGGGACTGTATGTGTACGCCGATATTCAGCAATGAGCGCATTTTCACGTCGGACGCTTTCCTTTGTGAGCTGGTCAATCTGTTCCAGAGTATAAATCATGTTCGCTTCTCCCTGTGATAACACTTCAAGCCAAGTCTGCGGCATGTTTCGTCAATAATGACATGCTGGATATTTTCTTCATAATCATCGAAGCCATACCCTCTGCTTTCCATTACGGCATTTCGCTCCTCGCGAACTTCCTCACACACGGCTTCCCACTGCTCAAACGTGATATTTTCCGGTACAACAAAACGATAGCGGTATTTGTAGTCAACCGCTTCCATGACAGCAGTGCCGTCAGCAAACGCGCCGGGGATATCAGCATCCGTGCTGAAAGAGTACTGTGTAGTGTCCGGCGGGTGTGTATGGATGTTGTAACTGCCTTTCAGTTTACCACCCAGATACGAACAGTCAACCCCTCTGGGATTGTTGTCGGTCATATAATGGACTTCGCCATCTTTTGTAATGACCATCATATGCTCAACGTCAGATTTTGCATAGCCAGAACAGAACGAATTTTTAAGCGCGTCAACCTGTTTTGCGTCGGTCGTATCGACCTTTCCCAAAACTTTACGCACGGTTTTTCCATTCTGCCCAGATTCACCGCCGCTTCCCCGTGTGCTTTGAACCTTCGGCTGCTCTGCCTTCCGCGCCTGTGCGCTTGCCCTGCCCGCTTCGCTCCTGCCGAACTTCGGCACGCTGGTGCGGGCACTGTCCACTCTGCCGCCGGTGGCCTGTGCAAACTGGGCAAGGCTCTGGCGGGCCGCTTTCAGGCGCACCGCGCTGTCGGTGGTGTCCAGCCCGGCGGCGTCCTCGGCCAGATACCGCTTTTTCCAGCGGCGGACGTTCCGCTCCCGGGCACGCTGCATCTGGCTGATTTCATAGGCGGTGTACTTTTTGCCGTTCCACTCGATGTTCCGGGCGTTCAGTTCCTGCAGGCTTTCTTCCGTCCATGCGGGCGGGTCGCCCAGTTCGGGGAATACCGCGAAAAAGGTGTGGCGGCAGTTCCAGCCGCACAGGCCTGCGCCGGTGCCGTAGCCGGTGGCGGCTTCAAAATCCGGGTAGTGTTTGCCTTTGTAGTTTACAGCCCCGCCCCGATGGAAGCACCTGCCCTGCCACGCGGCATGGGAAGGGCGTGCCCCGCCGTGGGCACTTGTCTCCACAAACTCGCAGCCCATTTCGTCCATGCGGGCCATCTGCAGCTTGCCACAAGTCTGATTGACGCCGGTGAGCACGGCACGCCGGGCGGCCACCTCGATGCTGTCCTTGTGCCCGCTGGGATAGGTGACCATGGGCATCTCGTCTGCAAGGCTGTCCACAGCCTGTTTGACGGCGGTTTTGTAGTCGAAGGCACCGGTGCTCACCTTGAGCCATGCAGCGTCCAGCGTGCGCTCAAAGGCCCCTGTGACGGTGTTTGCCGTGGTGGCGGTGAGGTTCTGCCATGTGCCGCAGGTCTGCCGGGCACCGGCATCCAGCAGATTGTTCAGGGCGGCGCTCTCTTCAAAGGGGGTCGGCTCCATGTCGTAGTGGTAGTAGATGGCGTCCTCCCGCTCCATGGCTTCGGTGGCGGCCTGCAAAAGCAGCCTGCGGATGGCGCTTTCGCTCTTGCCGGTGTACTTGGCCAGCAGCTTCACCACATCATTGCGCACCGCCTCGGTCTGCTGGTAGCGCCACAGCTGCCAGTTGGCGGTGGGGGCCACGGCGTCCATCTTGCCGATGCGCCGGGCCACGTCCTGCAAAATTTCGTCCTCCACCTGCTGCCAAAGGGCCACAAAGGCATCCGGCATCCGGTCGAGATAAGACGGCGGCAGCATCAGGCACCCCCGAAGGTGAGGGCCTCGTCGGTGTGGTTGTCCGCTTTGGCTTCCTCGGCCCATGCGTGGGCCTCGTCCTCGCTCAGGCCATACCGGGCGGCGAGGTAGCGGCAGCGGGGCACAAGGCCCGCGATGGCGTCCTCCCGCAGCTGGTTGGTGCGCTCCTGCTCACTGACGATGTAGCTATCGTCCCAGTTGACGGAAATGCTGGTGTCCGGGTCCACCGGTGCGCCCAGCAGGTTCTTTGCCGCCCACAGCATGGCCCGCAGAATGCCGATCAGCGCCGTTTCAATGGGGATCTGGTTCTTGTTGGCGTTCTGCACCAGATCCTGACGGCTGCCGGTGTACTCGGTGGCGGTGGTCACGGTGCCCTGATCGAACTTATAGCGGTGGCAGCCCAGTTTGCACTTGAAGCTCATCATGTCCAGCGCGTCCTGCACCGCCTGATGGTTGGAGGCGGTGCGCAGGTCGGGGTTATACTCCCGCCATGCAGCGGGCTGGTCGATGCCGCCCTCCGGCGTGGGCAGCTCGTAGAAGATCTGGCGGTGGACGGCATCCGGCGGCACGGCGTGCTCCGTGCCCTCCTTGTCCACCCACTTTTTGCACAGGGAGCGGTCATAGAAGATCTTCTTGCCGCCAAGACGCAGGTCCTGCCGGTAATTGTCGAAGGCGTAATCCACCATCTGCGCCGCGTCCAGCGCCTCGGAGAAGATGCTCATGCCCAGCCCCATGCCGCCGTCAAGGTTCTTGACAGCAGCCGGGCTGAACAGGCTGAACCACGCCGGCGCGCCGGTGACTGTGATGCTTTTCACCGTACCCGGCGGGGTCTTGTCCTCGGTGAGCTTGGAGAACTTCGGCGTGCCGGAAACATCGTCCGTCACCTCAAACCATTCGTTGGTGATGGTGCGCTTTCCGTCCTTTGCCGTGTGGGTCTGCAGGTATACGGCAGGCTTGCCGCCCATCATGCACTCGGACACAAAGGCGGCTTCGGTCACGACGCCCCGCTCCACGCTGACAGGCAGGATGCAGCAGGCGGGGTCGTAGTCCAGCCGGATGCACCCCTGTGGCGAGGGCAGGGCGTTCCCGGCGGCATCCACCGTCAGGCCTTCCACGCTCAGCACGAACGCACCGGTGCCGGACCAGTAAGCCTGCTCCACCAGCTTGTTGGCATTCTCCCAGAAATGAAGCTGCCGCAAAAGGCCCCCGGTCTGCTGTTCATCGCTGCCCAGCAGGTAGGCGGAGGTGGCGGCGTCGCCGATCTGAAAGGTGGTCTTGTCGTTCAGCAGCAGATTTGCCCAGTCCTCGCAGACATGCTTCGGCATCCGCAGAGACGCCAAACGCCGGGAAATGACGCTGCCGTCCGGTGCGTCCTCTTTCTGGTCGTGGATGTCGGGCACATCGCCCTTCCACCACTGCCGCCAGACTTCGATGTTGCCGTAGTAGTCCGCATCGAGGTGAAGATGCTTTGTTTTGTTCAGGTATTCGATAAAAGCGGCAACGTTCATCTTGCAGTCAGTCTCCTGTAATCGCGCTCGATGGTGTACTCGAAGGCATCGAGGGTGTCAATGTCGGTGGTGCCGTCGTCCAGACGTTCGTCCACGCCGGGGTGCTTCTGGCTCCACAGGGCGCTGGCAAGGGCGTCCCGCAGGGTGGCAGCTTCCGGCAGATACCAAAAGCGCCCGCCGCCCATGAGGATGGACGTCAGGCGGATGCGGTCGATGATCTGGATCTTGGCGGAGTTGTTCACCCGGTCGGCCAGCCAGGAAAGCGGGCAGGCCCGCAGCCGGGTGCGGATGTGGTTGATCAGCGTCTGTTCGGCGCTGTCACAGAAAATGTAGTGGATCTCGCCATACCGCGCGAACACGGCGGTGCAGAAATCGATGAGCTGCGCGGCGAGGTAGTCGGCATCCTGATTTTTCGGGTCGATGCGGGCAGATGCCAGCCCCACGACCCCCGCGTAGTAGGGCAGGATGCCGGTGGCCACAAAGGCGTGCCGGGAGCCGTTGCCGCCGAAGTCCACCCCGATGTGGATGCGCCACGGGCGGCAGGGGTCAGCTGCAGGCCAGAGGAAACGCCCATCCCCGGCGGCAATGCTGTCCGCAAAGGGCCGGTAGATGATGCCGCCCGCTGCAGCCCACTGCCCGAGGATGAACCGGTTGTAGTAGACCGTGCCCGCGTACTCCTTTTTCAGCTGAGCCACGAACTCCGGCGGCAGGGTGGGGTTGTCGTCGATGGTGTAGGCCTGACAGTAAATGTCTGCGTCGCTGTCCAGAAACCTTTTGAACCAGTGCTGTGGGTTATCCGGGTTGCAGGTGCCGTCAAAATGGCTGTGGGGGCAGCTCAGACGGCTCTTGAGCATCTGGAACACGCCCTCGTCCCATGTGGTGATCTCGTCCCCATAGGCGTACTCGAAGGCTGCACCCTGAATGCGGGCAATGTGCTTTTTGTTGTCGGCACCCAGCACGTACACCTTGCGGCCGAACAGCTGCACGATGTTGCCGGATGCCGAGGTGCGCACTACGCCCGCAAGCTCCGGCCCCCAAAGCGCCCGCATGGGCTCCAGCACGTTGCGTTCCAGTGTGCCGAGGGTGTTGCCCAGCATGACGCAAAGGCCCTCGTCCCGGGCTGCGCAGATGCGCTTGGGGATGGTAACGGCGCAGTCCAGATAGGTCTTGCCGGAGCGGGTGGCCCCGGTCTTGATGTTCCAGCGGTGGGAGCAGTTGCGCAGAAATTCCTGCTGGTGTTCAGTCAATGGCACTGTCCACACCTCCCAGGATCTTGCGCGCTTTTGCCAGTTGATCAGTGACTGCATCCTCCTGCGGGGCATCCTCGCCCAGCATCTTCAGCAGC